CGATAATGATTAATAAACCAAGTAAAATAGTCGGAATTTTATAAAATTGAGATAAATTTATGAAGTTATTATATAAAAGCTGGTGCGCCCGGCGCGCTCACGAAACGCAACATAAAGTAATGTTTTAAAACAGTTAAATATTATGTGTTGTGTGATCATACCGTATAACTTACCGTAAAAACTCAAAATGCCTAAAATTGTACCTGCTTTGACAGACTCAAAGATAAAGTCTGAAATCTCAAAACATAGGAAAGAAGTTGAGAAAAAGATTCTCAAGCTTTCAGATGGTAGTGGATTATACCTTTTAATCGATAAGAATGGTGGCACTTCTTGGCGATTTGACTACACACGACCAATTATTAAGAAGCGAAACACTATATCTATTGGTTCATATCCTGAAATTACTTTAGCTATTGCACGTCAATATAGAGAAGAATTTAGAAGTCAAATTGCACAAAATATTGATCCGGTCGAACAGCGTAAACGTGAAGCTCAGGTCAAAAAAAGAAATCTCACATCTACTTTTTCCGCCGTTGCGGATGAGTTCCGATTAACAGAGGAAATTACTGAACGCACGAAACAAAGAAATAAGGCGATTTGGGAGAAACTTTATTTAAGTATTGGCTCAATACCAGTTTCTGAAATAACCGCATTACAAGTGCTTGATGCCTGTAGATTGTATGAAAATCAAGGAAAATATGACTCGGCAAAACGAATGCGTTCAAAAGCAAGTCAAGTCTTTAAATATGCAATTGTTTTGGGACTTTGCCAATACAATATTGCTGATCAAATATCAGGGATTTTAAAATCTGGCACCGTTAATCACTACGCAGCTATTACAGATGAAAAAAGATTAGGGCAATTACTTTTAGATTTATCAGAACCAAATTTAAATGGTTCTATCATTGTCTATTATGCAACTTTAATATTGCCTTATGTTTTTGTTCGCCCTGGTGAATTGCGCTGGGCAGAATGGGAAAAAATTGATTTAGATAAAGGACTTTGGGCTTATACACCTCCAAAAACCCAAAATAAAACTCACTTAGAACATGTAGTACCTTTAGCAACACAAGTCGTTGCACATCTAAGAGAGCTTTATAAATTAACTGGTAGTCAAAAGTATGTCTTCGCCTCTATGACAAAAGGCAAACCTGTTATTAGTGAATCAACTATTAATAAAAGGCTTAAGAATTTTGGATTCGCGAACGGTGAAACAACTGGGCACGGTTTACGTGCAACAGCACGAACATTGTTAGATGAAGTTCTCAATTATCCAATTGAGCGAATAGAAATGCAGTTAGCCCATCAGGTAAAGGACATGCATGGTAGGGCATACAACCGTACAAAATATTTAAAAGAACGTACTGAGATGATGCAGGCGTGGGCGGATTATCTAGATAAATTAAGAGAAGATGCGAGATTAGATCTCAGCAACTAATATATAAAAAAGGCCTTATTTAAATAAGGCCTGAATATTTTCTTTGTATTTTTCGTAAAGTTCTTTTGGAAGCTCAACTCTTGTTGAGCCTCCCAACTTAACTTTTTTAAGTTCACCTGAATCAAACATTCTATATATTGTTGTCTTAGATAAACTTGTGACCTGAATAGTTTGGCTGACAGTTAATAACATTTCACTGCTCCTTACATTCTGACTTATTCCAATGTTCTAACTTGGCTTCATAAGCATCTTTAGCTTCAATTAGGTCCACACGTTCCTTCAATGCCTTCTTCAAATCACTAATCTTTACAGTATTGGGCATTCTGCTTGAATAATAACTACCAGTTGATTCACTGTAATATTCGGCATTATAAACAACATTATTTATCACTCTTGTTGCTCTACCTATTCCAAATAAGCCTATAAATCTATGAGCATTCATCCCTCAGCTCCCGATTCGCTTTCACCCAACTTAATACAGCCTTCTTCTGGTAAGTCTGCATACCAACAGTAGTATCCTGCACCGTCATAACCGTCTTCGAGCCATTTGATAGTCATTTCGGTTTCCATCTGGAATTGATCTTTCTCACCATCTGGCGCACCAAAATCAAAGGCTTTTTTTAGTGCAGCACACGTTAAAGTGACACTAGGGGTGCGAGTATCTGGCACCACCTGAGCTTTGGCAATATTTAACTCAGTAAACATTCGCTCAACGATCTCAGTAAATGAACTTCCTTCCATATCTCGATCAGCAGCAAAATTGCAAAGTTTATGAATTGTATTTAGCCCATGAATTTCGATTGTTTCAGGATTAGTACTCATTCTTGATCTCCCGTTTTCACACATTCCATTAATTGTGTTTTGAGGGTGAATAAATCTGCCTTGGTCTTTCTTTGCAAATGCTGGAACTTATTATTTAAGTTCTTCAATTGCTTCATTTGATCAGCAGAATCAATCGTTCCCATTAAACGTTCAGGTGCTATCAGAATTGATTTGCCATTTTCAACATCAGTGCAAGAATAGAAGCATCTATCAATTTCCATGATTTTTAGTAACTTCGGAACAATGATTGAGTTTGAGTATTTAGAGCGAACAACGGCAAACTTACCAATCAAGTCTTTGTTAAGTATTTTTTTAATTACCGGCTTCTTATGCATTGCTTAGCCCCTGAATAGATTTTCTAAAAGCCGAAACCACTTGCTTCATTTCATCTTCGGTACGCCATGCTCCGAATTGAATAGCTTCAACGTCCATTTGTTTTCCATCATGCAATTTCATTGCATAGCCAGTATCTCTACAGCTATTTATGTAAAAGTAATCTTCACCCACTTTAGGCTCAAAAGGAGCAGGTATGCCTAACTCAAGCTTGATGGTTTTCGGTTTGAGGCGTAGCTTGAATAAACCACCAATAACTTGCTCAATGTTCAAGCCCAAACAATTAACCCAACCATGTTTATCATGCTCAAATTCAACCTCTTTACCATCAGCCAAAGCTCTCAACGCATCAACCCAGCTAATCAAGCCTTGGTCTTTTTCTACTTTGCCTTTAGGCTCTAAGCCAGCTGTATTTATGCTTACAGCTCGACTCTTATCCCAAATCTTCAAGCGCTCCCCAAATACATAAAAGACATCATTACAAGTTTTATAGAGGTTTAAATGACCCAGACTATCTGAAATAAATAAACTGTAATTTCCATCATTAGGATCGTTACGATTCAACACGACCATATCTTTTAGCTGCTCTGTGTTGATTACCTTGGCATCACCATCAAACCCGCAGAAATATTCATGCTCTTGTGGGCGAATATAGAGAGAAATAGGATAGGTAAATGGATGCTCAATTCTTGCTTCATTAATGAAATTCCATTTAAAACCTATACTAATTAATAGTTTTTGAATTTCTTCACTAACTTTTTTATTGGCAACATCCAACTTATAAATTGTGAAATTATCCATGAGCCGACTCCTTTAGTTGAACAACAAAATCAACAGTAGGAGCAGGGATAAATACAGACGGTGGTAACTCAACAGCTAGACCAGCCCGTTTAATTAATTCCCAAACAAGTTTTCCTTCCGCCGTAATACGCATACAACCATAATTTTTGTCGTGTGCTTCTTCTTGCGGTACTTGCTCAATAAGGCCCTTCTCTACAAGGACTTGAGAGCTTCGAGAAGGGGTATAAATAAATTGCTCATGGCAAGCATAAAATTTTAATGCATCAATTTGGCGGCGACTTAAATTTAAGTTAAATGCGCCGCTAGTGACGTAATCTATAAAAGCATTGTTTACTGTATTCATTGTGATTTCCAAATTGTTTATTAATCTCTGTCTATGCAGCGGTAGCCGTTGAAATTGAATGTCACCCAGCGCTTACAATCGCCTAGCGGGTAATAGACATATTCAGGACCACTGAAAATAGATTTAGATTTACGTGCCTGTTTTGCCTTCTCAGTTACATAGCTTTTTTTGCTTGATGGTTGAGAGAGGTTTATTTTTGAGCCGGTAAAAGTGCGTTTAGTTGAAGCTTTAACTCCTGCCGTAGAGCTCTTTGCTTCCGCTTCTTTTGTGCAGCTTGTAAAGATCAGTACACAGAAAATTAAAATTACTAATTTCATTTACTAATCCTAGTTAATTTATAAAAATCCCCTAATCGGCAGATGGTGGGGAACCCATCATGGAAACGGTTGCCTGACGATTTCACTTCCTAGTTACTCATTCACGTCAAAACCTGCATGTTTCAACGGTTGATAAGAGGCCTATCTTTTCACTATTTCTACATCGTCTAAGTAGGTACAGGCTGATCCACCATGCTTACAGCCAAGCAAACATCCTTGTTAGTGCACGTAAGAACCTTTAAACGGTGCCTTCCAAAATAGTTACAGCTGTAGATACACCAGGATGGAACACTTGAAGTTCTTCATCATTAACGGTTGTAGTAACTGTTTTTCCGTTACGGATGTAATCAATGGTATCTTCCATTGATTTTTCGATAGCTTTTTCCAGTTGATCTAAGTCATACCAGAAGACGATAGTGCCGCCGTTAATGCGATAACGGAAACGGGCAGGAAGTAAGTAAGCATTGCCGCCACGGTGGACCTGAACACCAAATTTAATAGTTTCAGGAATTGTTAATTTACCTTCACGGCCTGCCGTAGCTTCAATAGATTCGTTATACGTTAAGGTAACTTCCCCATTGTTTGTGCGAACACCTGATTTAAAGTCAACTTTTGTGTTAGCTGATAAGGTTTGAACAATTTCATAGAGTTCAGCTGCAACAGGCTCCGCAATATGGGGCATGATGTCTTCAAGGAATAAGGCAAATTCTGTTTGTGAGAATTTATTACCTGAATTTTTTTCAATTTTTTGAAATTCAGTTGTTTTATGTACTGTGAAATTAGCAATATGGTCACAATGGCGTTGGTTTGCATTGCTGTTATAGCCACTAACCGGAACAGCTTCATGGTAATCAAGTACAGCTTTAACACGGCCATTTAAGACATCAACAAAAATGACAGAATTTACATCACTAAAGCGATTTACATAACCAATAAAGTCTTTGGCAGTGTGTAAATTTACACTTTGCTTAAGATTAACAGGGCGTTCTAAAAGTTCATCAAATTCGTGAACATGATTACCTTCTGGCACGATAACAAAAGGTACAGCACCAATTGTTTTTTGAGCTAATTTCAAACCAGACAGACCAAGTTGGTAAGCTGTTTCAATGTTATTGTTAAGTTCGGTCATGAGACACCTGTATTAGTTAAGAGTTTTGAAAGTTTGTTTTTGATCAGTTGGAATAGATTTCAAATCAACCGGACCAGATTCAGAAACTTGTTCAAGTTTCAGTTTTTGTTGACGAGGGTCTTCGCGTACTAATTGCTGATCGCCGTCAGTGAAAAGAACAGTAGGTTCTTTATCAAACTTAGGTAATGTGGATTTCACATCATCCATAATTTTGTAGGTGCCACGGCCGTTAGGCTTAATCGTCAAGCTAACAGTTACTTTTGAAACTTTACCTGTATCGTTTGACGCTTGGAGAGCTTCAGAAAGAAGGTCATCAAGCTGGGCTAAAGTGTCGCCGTGTTGCAAATTACCAAGTGTCTGGCAAAAGGAAGTCTTTTTAGCTGTCATGTCATTTACTCCAATAACTGCTATTTCATCAATTTGTGGTGTTGAAGCTTCTTGCGTAAGGTTCCACGGTTGATACCGAGCACTTCAGCAGCTTCTGTTTGATTACCGCGTGTTTGAATTAACACTGCATTGAGCAATGGCTTTTCAAATTTATCGAGAGCAACTTGATAGGCATTGCCACGGTTTTTGCTAAAAAACTCTACAGGCAAGCTTGAAACTTCATTTTCTTGAGGCTGAGCTATGGTCATTCTTCGTCATCCTCTTCGTCAGTTGAGTAGCCTTTTAGCTCTAAAGCTAAGGCATCTTTGTCTTCAGGAAGCGAAGCACGGTCACTTTGTAGCTCACCGTCTTTGTATTCTTTGATAAACCAAAAGTTATAGCCTTCATCGAATGCTTTAACTGTGCATGTAAGTTTGAATTGAGCAATCCATTTTTCTAAAACAGGGGTAGGGCTTGCCCATGCGCTATCAAATTGGATAACATTTTCTGATACTGAAATATCGTAAGCATTCCACTTAGTTCCCCAGTTTTCATTTGACCATTCATACCAAGTTTTATGACCATAGGTATCAACGTTTGAAATAACTGTTTGACCGAGTTTTAAAAGCTCTTCACGTTTTTCTTGTGATTCACCAACATAGCCATAAGCCCGTTCTAAATCTCTTTTTGCTATTTCACTTTTTGTATCAAACCAACCATCTTCATAATATTTTTCAATTTGATCTTGGCTAAGCTCAGATTTCTCACCATTTGCTAATGCATAGGCAAGGGCAAAATCTGTAATTGAACCAGAACCAATATGTAGAGAATCAGGCATTGGAATAATTTTTCCAAAATCAAAAGCTCTTTCATCACCCTTCATAAATGCCACTGCTTCCATTGCATTAGGTGAAGTAATTTCAATTTTATTCGTTACATGATTTGGCATGATTTAAACTCCCGCTGCCCATTTTGCTGCAAACACGCCACAGATGGCCCAAACTGCTAAACCAGCGGAAAGGAAGCCCAACATTTTTATTGTTGCTATAGCATTAGCTTTGACGCGTGCAGTCCATGGCACTTTTTGTTCTTCCGCCGTAGGGTGACGGTGGAGAATCGGAGTCGTTTGACTCTGAATAGATTTTTGTTTCATAATCACCTCGTTAATTAAAAAAGCTCTGCTTGTGTTTGGTCGCCTTGCAGGGCTTTTTACTGTCTACGAGATGAAATTTAGCAGCAGCTAAAAGTTTTAGCAATATGTATTGCTAAAATAATTTACGGCAATTTAGCAAATAATTGATTTTGTATAAAATTTAGATATAAAAAAAGCCTGCATATTTAGCAGGCTGTAAATTGTAATTTTTGTATCTATATGTCACCACCACGCCAAGCAAGATGCGCAACTATTTGAATATTATCTAATTCCTCTTTTGCTAGATACTCATCAGGAAATAAATCTTTATTTGGGTTGTCACTTACAATCCTTAAACCACCATCCTTTACGATCTTAAAAAGACGTTTGATTCGTAATTCATTATTGGCAATAAAGGCATAAACATTACCAGTAATTACTTGTTGATAGGTCTTGATAGAAACATTTGCTAAAAGGATATTATTACTTTCAATTGTAGGGGACATACTCTCACCATCACCAGTCATTACAGCTGAACAACCGAATTTTGGTGATATACCTTTACTTCGCAACCAAGACTCACGAAATACTAATCCACCCTTAATGAGCTCATTCTCATTTGTATAACCTAAGCCACAAGCTCCTTTTACATCAAACTGAGGAACAAGAACAAATTCAGATGGATCAACGGATTCCATTGAATATTCATTGCCTAAATTACTGATATGGTTTGCACTTGGTCTAAGTATTCCATTCTCCATAACACCATCTTGAAGTACCGGTTCACCCATTGGCACATCAAAAGCATATGGTTTAAGTTTGAAAAACTCTTCAAGACTTCTTGCCTTAGTGTCGTCTATAAATCTTTCTCCACTTTTTAGTTGAGAAATATAAGAACCATTAGTAAGGCCCATTGCTTGAGCCATTTCTTTTTGGTTCTTATAACTATTGTCTGCCAACAGTTTGTCGACCATATAGACAAAATTCTTTCGTCTGATTTCTTTAATTTCCATAGCCAACATAATTTATAAAACCATTTAGCAAATTGTAACTTTTTTAGTAAAAAACTGCGAATTTATGTATTGCTAAAACATTTAGCTACTGCTAAATTATCCGTAGATTTTAGCAATGAGTTTTAGCAATGCAGAAACTGACATTAAAACAATACTTCTCTTCTTTATCTGAAGAACAGCAAGTTTCTTTTGCCACGGCCTGCAAAACAACAACTGGGCAAATCAAACAAATTATGTATGGCAACCGCCCATGTAATCCAAGTTTAGCTATCGACATTGATCGGGAGAGTAAAGGGCAGGTTCGCTGTGATGATCTATGTCCTGATACCGATTTTGACTACTTACGCCGTACAACAAAGCAAAAGCGAACTGCTTAAACCCATTATTCACGGTTAGCAAATGTGCGTAAACGTGAAAATTATCAAGGATTCACATATGAGTGAAATTAATTTAAGTCGAGAAGCTCAAGCAGCTCTCTATAAAACGGTTCACCAGTCACCTGGTATTACGCCAACTGAAATTGCTGACATGTTGGGCGATTCTCACAAATCGGTTTTGAACTATGCAAACCCGAACATGGAAAACCACTTGCCTAGCTTAAAAAAAGTTGAGGCCATGATTAATTACACGCAAAACCCTGCACTCATAAAAGTATGGGCGCATCAATTGGGTTTTGTATTGGTGCCGGTAGGGTGTGATGGTGCTAAGCACAATGAAATGTCAATTTTAGAGGCATTACTTCAAAACAATGTGGCTAATGGTTTGGCTAATCAAAAAATTGCGGAAGTTTTAGAAGACAACATTGTGACTACGCAAGAGTACGAAGAAGCTCATTCTATTTTTCAAAAAATTATTGAGTGCGTAACGGCGGCAGATAAGGGACTTCAAAAGCTGGCAAAGAGTCGTATTCCCGTTGACCTAGAAAAGCAAAAAGCCTGATCGGCAAATCAGACTTTTTAGTATTTCATTTAATTTGGAAATCACAATGAATACAAAAACTAATCTATCACAACATCCTTGTGAAAACAAATGTAGCAAATTTGCGGAAGGTGATTTTGTAGTTTTCACTAATGACATTAGAAATGATGATGTTCATCAAATCGATGCATTTCAACCCTCTGAATATTATTGGTTGACGACAGGTGAAATTGTTCACAAAGACAATATTCGTTTAGCTACACCTATTGAGATTGAAACTAAACAACGCACTCCAGTTGATGTTTTAAAGCACTTCAAACGTGCTCAAAAAGCTCAAGGGGAGGTTTCTTAAATGGAAAAGTTCACTTTCAATAATCTTGGTAAACATCAAGACGGTTGGGCAACTATATATATCGAGCCTAACAATACCTTCAGTGAATGTGGTGGCCGTATTATTGTGATACTTGAGGATTATGTAGGCACAGCATTTTTTAGTCACTGTGGAACAAAGACCTTTCAAGAGTTCATTGCTAAAACTAGCTCTGGCTATTTGATGGGCAAATTATTCAATCAGAATAATCAAATTCCTGATTTAATTTTCATAGAAGATGGGGATGAAATTCTTGAACTTATTGAACGTGAGAAGTACGGAGAAATAAAGCTAGCAAGGGAATATGGTGATGAATCTTTATCAAAAGATGCATTAAGAAACCTTCATAATGCTTTGTCTGGTGAACAATTTGATACAGCAGGTGAACTATATCGTCACTTAGATTCAGATGCGCAAGAAACTATGGATAGCTTATTTGGTGAAGAGTGGGGATTTGACAGCACACTAAAAAAAGAAAATCCAAAGTATATTTACGTCAAATCAATGGTGAGTTCAATCATTGCCGAGTTTAAGAAATTAAATGAGGTGGTGGCATGAATAAAATTCTATTTGGTGATTGCCGTGCTCTGATGTCAAAAATGATTGAAGAAGGCTCAAAAGTTCAAACTTGTATTACTTCACCACCATATTTTGGATTACGTGATTACGGTGTAGATGGCCAACTTGGTCTAGAAAATACTGTAGATGAATACGTTCAAAATATGGTTGAAGTTTTTCGCTTAGTCCGAGAGCTGCTGCATGATGATGGAACGCTTTGGTTAAATCTTGGTGATAGTTATGCCGGTTCCGGCCGTGGTATGACACGTACAGGATTAAATGATGGAAAAAATCCAAAAACAAAAGGTTTAGTTTTACCAAAACAAAATGCAGCTCAATCAAATCTTAAACCTAAAGATTTGATAGGTATTCCTTGGAAAGTTGCCTTTGCATTGCAAGCAGATGGTTGGTACTTGCGCCAAGATATTATTTGGCACAAACCTAATCCTATGCCTGAGAGCATTACAGATCGCTGCACAAAAGCTCATGAGTATATTTTCTTATTTAGTAAATCACGTAAATATTATTTTGATCATATAGCTATTAAAGAACCAGTTGCTGAAAGTTCTATCAAAAGACTATCTCAAAATATTGACCAGCAAAATGGTAGTACACGCGCCGTTGGAAAATCCAATGGTCCAATGAAAGCTGTTTACTCGAGATCTTCACGAGATAGTTTTAAAAGAACTAATAGCAAGAGAGCTGCTGTTATTCCAAATCAAAGCTATGCCACTCACCGCTCAGAGCGCTCAGAAAGCGATTATGACTTGCTGACTAGAAATAAACGTAGTGTTTGGCAGGTTTCTACTAAACCCTACAAGGGTGCGCATTTTGCAACTTTTCCAATCGATTTAATTGAGCCATGCGTATTAGCAGGATCTCGAGTAAATGATGTTGTTTTTGATCCTTTCATGGGAAGTGGAACAACCGCAGCCGCTGCATTAAGAAATCAGCGACTTTATTTAGGGTGCGAACTTAATCCTGAATATGAATCTTTGCAAGTTGAAAGACTAAATTTCTTCAGCAAAGACCCCTTGCAAGCCCCTTCGAAGGAGATAAACCGTGCGTGATTATGGGAAAGTCTCTCCACACTTTTGGACCGGTTCAACTGGCAAGAAATTGCGCAAGTGTCCTGACTCGATTGTTGTGGCTATGTACTTGATGACATGTCCTCATGCAAACATGCTCGGCCTTTATTACATGCCTCTTTTATATGTAGCTCATGAAACTGGTTTGGGCTCAGAAGGGGCTAAAAAGGGGCTTCAATGGGCATGTGAAGCAGGCTTTTGCAGTTATGACGAAGTTTCGGAAATGGTATGGGTTCATGAAATGGCACGCTTCCAAGTTGCTGAGTCATTGAAGGCTACAGATAACCGTTGCAAAGGCATTCAAAAGGATTATGACTCATTACCTTCAAATCCTTATTTAGCAAGCTTTTACGATAAATATGCTGAAGCGTTTTGCATGACAAATAAACGTGAAGGAAAGGCAGTTTTTACCCAAGAAAACCAAGCCCCTGTGAAGCCCCTTGCAAGCCAAGAACAGGAGCAGGAACAGGAACAAGAGAAATCTCTCTCTCAAGCGCCAGCGCAAAATTTTGAAGAGCAGGACGATTCTTGGAAACCAAACACAGAACACCTGAAAGCTATTTTGCAAAAATCAAAATACTCGCAGCGTGTTCAAGAAATCTTGTCTATGGATGATTACGAGTTTCATTTGAGCAACTTCAATGCTCATCACGAAAATTCACGTTATCTCACGGACAACCAAAAACACAGCAAGTTTGCACAGTGGTTATTTGAAAAGTTCGAAAAATTAGAAACTCAAAAAGCCAAGCAAGCTAAATCAACAAATCAAACTCAAGCACAAGCTGGCAACGTGAATCAAGCCTTTGATCATCAACAGCCTACTTACGATGAAAACGTTAAACCCGTAAAACTGGGGGGTAATTTCGTATGAATGCAATGACCAAATTCAATCAGCAATTCCCACAGGGTACAAGCATTTGCAATGTTCACACACAGCAAAAGATTATTTTCGGTGGTCGTGAAATCTGCCCAGCTTGCGCCGTGGAATTTACTGAAAAAAGTAATTCTGAATACAACAAAGATGTACAGCGCCGAGCATACAAAGCCCATATGTCTACGGGCATGTTACCAGAGCGTCACCAAAATTCTGGTTTTGGTAACTACGTTTGTGACTTACCTGGTCAAACCATTGCGTTTAACAAGTGCGTTGACTATGCAGACCGAATCATGAAAAACAAAGTCACTAATCTTGTGATGGTTGGTAAGACTGGAACAGGGAAAACACACCTAGCATGTGCAACGGCTCGTACGCTCCTTAAAAACGGGAAAAAAGCCCGCTATATCACCAGCGAAGAAATTGCACAAAGAATTATGCAAGCTTGGGATAAAGACACAAAAGACGTTTCTGAAAAATCAGTAATTTACGAGTTCGCGCAATATGACCTACTCATTGTTGATGAGTATGGCTTACATGATCGTGATAAGCGAAAAGAGCTCGTACACAAAGTTTTATATGCACGCTATGACGCAGGCAAACCAACAATGTTGATTTCTAACATGTCATTGCATGACACAACTGACCGTTTTGGCAAAGTTATTCACGGATTAATTTCTGATTTGGGTGACCGTTTATGGTCCCGTTTTCAACACGGCGGCTTAACTCAAGTGGAATGTGTTTGGGCAGATGCGCGTACAGGTGGTCAAGCATGAATATAAAACTAGAATTTGCTAAACGCGATTATTCAATGAGTTATTCAAGTGTTGCTCTTAAATCACAGCAACGTGAAAACCTTGAAAATGAGGTGGCTGAATGGATTGCTCAGGGGAATGAAATAAAACCTTTTGAAAAAGAGGAAAAAGCAAAGATCAAAATCAAACATGGTACTGATGGCACTTATAAAAAAATGGGTTGTCGTTGTAAGACATGTGTTGCTTGGGCACTTTCAACAGGCCTTCTTATTACTGAGCCACAGAAAGGAAAAGTAAAAGTTGAAGATAAGCAAACCCGTTTTGCTAAGCATCAACAAACTGTTTTGCAAGTTTTCGTAGAAGAACACGGTGAGTCATGGGATTACTTGGCAGCACGTTCTGGCTACACCATTACCGCATATCACTTACGCCGTATTTATGAAGGGCAATCAGAGGCCACTTTATTGGATTGGAATGTGCTTAAAACCACTCTACATATTTTAGGTGTGGCCGCATGAACCGCCGTATCAAACAACGACAAAGACAAAGCCGGAGTATTACCGCAATGAAAAATAGAAAAAATAATTTAGAAGTTGGTCAGCGAGTTTATGTGGATTTTCTTTCTTCAAACCGTGTTGAAACAGATGGGACACGTATTAGTGGGTTTGGTGTTTTGGATCGTGTAGAAACTGATGGGTTTGTTTGTGGTCGCTTAGACAATGGTCAGCCGTTTGGTTGTCAATCTGTATATGTGCAGCTGGAAACTAAAGTTATTGGAGTTGATTTAGGTGAGTACCAACCAGAGGTCAAATTTAAAACTGGTGATTTTGTTGTTCTTGTTGATGAAGGAACTAAAGATTGGTTGCTTCAAGTTATCGACTACATGTACACGCCAGACATGTACAGAGTAAAGATTTTGGCAACGGGGCAGTGTGGACCATTGTTCAAAAACGGAATGCGACATGCAACTGATGAGGAAATCGCAGCAGGCCACCGCTTCACAAAAGCATCACTTTATCAATACTTAGAACAATGTTGTGAAATAGTTCAAACATGGCCTAAATGGAAAATTGAAAGAGTGCGTAATGCATTAGGTATAAATGATCTTGGTGACAACGTACAACCATTGGATAAATGTAGAAAAGAGTTTTTAAAAGATGTAGCTGGGGTAGTTCCTTGTTGGTGTGCACGGGAACTAGAACATTATGAATATGACACAAAGGCTAATTGTTTCAGGTTTGAGGGCCATGGGAAGTTTTCAAATTACACTATTGCTCTAAATAACATGTGGTGCATTTATCAACACCTGCAAGTGAAAGTAGAGGATCTGGGAAAACAACTTAAACAGGCTTATGAGGATGTGGACACATTCGCAGAAGCACATAAACGAGAGTGTGAATTTAAAGCTCAACTAGCCAAGGACAGGGCAGAGTTGCAAAAACGAGTTGAATGGCTAGAGGAACGCTTAAAAGCAACTGATACCTTAAGCAAAATGCGAGCTGGTGTTATTGGTTCATTTAAGACTCAAGATTTTAATGCTCGCACTAAAAGAAAAATGTTGATCTTAAAAAAGGCAGAGCAATCGCTCAAGGTTGGACTAAATGGATAAACATCAGCAAGTTCATTCAGTTTTTCTAATTTGTAACGCAATCCTATTCGTAGAATTTAAATCAATGAGTTCGGGAATATTCTTCGTGATTTCCGCTGTTTGGTTAATGGTATCAGTTATGAGGGCTAAATAAATGAGTGCATTCGATAAACAAGAGGGTGGCGACCACTACAAAAAATTAGCTATTGGGCCAACGGAATATGCTTTGGCGAATGGCTTAGATGCTGGTCAGTCCGCAATCATTAAATATGTGACCCGTTTTAAAGATAAAAATGGTCTTCAAGATTTGAAGAAAGCCCGTCACACAATTGATTTGTTAATTGAACATTACTATCCAGAAGATTCTGGTGATGTTCCGTTAGCAATTCTTGAGGCTACTGTTGAATACGAGATTAACGGCGAACCTAGAAGAAGAAAAATTTCGATTCCTCCAACTAGTCGTACACGGGGATAATTATGCATAAACCAAAATGGGGGAGTTACCGTTTACCTGTATTAAAAAATGCGGACGGGAAAAAACGAGTTATTAAGGACCCAGCACCAAAACTGCCGGCATATTTGATTAAGGGTAAAACCTACGAATGTGCCGGCGGAGAATTGCTTAGTTGCAGTATCAACATCATCCCGCCGTCAATTAATAACTATTGGTTAGATTCAGGCAAAGCCCAAAAGCGATTAAGCAAACGTGCATATCATTTTATTGAAGTTATGAAGCGTTTTGTTCAGCCGATCCAGTTTATGGGTGATGTACGTGTGGTTGTTGATTACTACTTACCAGACAACAAAATTCGTGACATCGACAATATTTTAAAACCTTGCCTTGATGCGCTCACAAAGTGCGGGCTCATTGGTGATGATTCTCAAGTAAAAAGCTTAACAGTAAATGCTTGCCCTCAAGTGAAGGGTGGGCAGCTTGATATTTGTGTTAGTAAATTAAACGGTTAATAAAGGTGGACGTATGAGCAAATTGACAAATCTTGAATGGCTAGGTCAGCACATGCGTGCCAAGACACCAAATTATGAACAAGTGTGTTCAGGTAGTACAGATGATGTGGCAGCATGGGAAGTGCGTTGTGCTGCATTTGAGAATATTGATACTCCATTAGCTAAGGCCCTTGCAACTGTATATGTGTGGGGATACAAGGCGCAGACTGAATATAAATTTGTACAAGAACACCTAGCCAAAATTATGGAACGCGCAGCGGAAGAAAAAGAACAGCATCCGAATAATGTTTCCCTAGAAGAATTGGCTAAATTGGTTGCTCTACTTGTTCTTGATTTTGAGATTGACCCAAATCTTAATGAAGTTTTTACAAGTAAAGGCCGGTTGTACTATGCCGGCATTGCTGCACATCTAACTTATGATGCATATCGGAAAACTTGGAAGGATTATGAAAAGCTTATGGAAGTGGCTTTAGTTAATGCTCGATGGGAAATCGAAAAGGGTGTAAGTGAATATAGAAGTCGCTTGAAAGAAATTGCTTAATATTTAGAAAAATATTTTTAGTAAACTGCCTGCATGAGTGGGCATTTTTTATTTTATATCTTATGATTGTGATGATTTTTATACTTTATAATAAGGAATACACATGCCATTTGGTAATTTAATGCGCGACACAATCAATGTTTATGATAAAGAGGGAAATCTTGTAGCTGAAAAAGAGAAAGCTAGTGTTCAAGGTGGCAAAAGCATTATTACGTTTAGAGCAACTTATCCTGTTGAGATCGGTTATTTTGTAGAAAGACTTATTCCTAATGGGGTTGTAGAGCGGTATAGAGTTATTGAACCAAATTATTCTGGCGGTTTGTCAACTATTCCTCCGCATTATCAAATGCAAGTTGTTAATGTGAACGCAGTGCCTAAACATAGTGCAACTAGTACTGTTAATACCATTTCGGTTTCTGGCAATGGGCGATACTATCAAAATAGTACAGACAACTCAGTAAACACAATTAACTATACAACCAATGATTATCGACAGGTTTTGAATCAGATTAAGAGTGATTTACTTGATTTGAATTTGGATGATGCTGATTTGCATGTGTCTAATAAAGTTTTAGGTAAAATTGAGGAAGAAGTTCAAAGCGACAACCCTAATAAGAGTCGAATTAATACTTTTATTGAGTTATTGCCAGCCGGTGTGACAGTACTAGAATCAGTAACCAAACTGATTGAAATGTGTTCGCCGTAATCTATGGAAATTCCCTATTCCATTATTTTGGGAATTACCGTAAAGTATTTATAGAATGGTCGAATTGTAGTTAATACATAAGACCTAGTTTAAAAGCTCATCATTGGATGGGCTTTTTGCGTTTCTGGAGGTCACATGCTCCGAATTATTAAACAAATATGTTGTTGGCATCATTGGGAATATGAGTTTGATTACAATGGCGACTTGATAAAAGAATGTCGCAAGTGTGAGAAGGTTAAACCTTACGTACTTTAAATAGTGAGCTTACTTGATATAATATTTTTATATTAAAAGAGTTAAGCCTATGACAATTACAGATAAAATTTATGAAGCGCTTCAGGCATATAAAAACTTATATGATGAAGAACCAGAGCTATTATTTGTAAACCTACAAATCTATGAGGAAATCTTAAAAGACCCTCAATTAAATGCTGAGCTTCAACCAGTTAAAAAAGATTTTTCTATTTTCGGATGTAAGCTAATCCCAGTTGAACGGATGCAAAGTGATTTTAAATACCTAAGTCAAGCAGACGTTGCAAAAGCAATAAAAGAATTTAGTATTTCCCCTACTGATCTTATCCTTATTAGAAAGCTAGAAAAAACAAATCGCAAAGAAGCAGCAAATGCAAGACGGCTTGGTGATGAAATGATGTACAAGCATTTTTATATTCCGTATGAGCTGATTCAGGCTTATCAACATTATTATGAAAATAAGGACTTAGAGTTTTAAAGTTGCCGAGGATTTACGGCGCATGAAGCCTCAACAATTATGTTGGGGCTTCTTCTTTTTTGGGAGTACGTAATGGCTTGTAAGGGCTGTGAAGAACGCCGTGAGCAAATAAAGGTGCTTTATGACCAAGCAAAACAACAACTTAGATATGCAATCGATTTGCTTAAAGCTAATCGAACAAAACAATCAGTTGATTCAGCAAACAAACCAGGTGATGGAACTAGCAACAACGGTAATCACACAGAATAATCAACTGATACAACTTAACACTGAACAATCAGCTCAAATCAATTATCTATTGGATGAGCTTGATCTTGACGATAAGAAATCCGATCGTGATTTGGATGATGAGGATTAAGATGTGTCTCGTCCATGTAGAGAGTTTCGCTGCCCTAATCTAGTGACTAAGCCAAGTCAAAAGGGTTTTTGTGATGAGCACGCTAATAAGCGCAGCAATTGGAACCAACGTGAAGACCGTTCAGGCTCTACAACATCACGTGGCTATGGTCATGCTTGGCGTAAGGTTAGAGCATTAGTGCTCAAGCGTGATGATTATCTTTGTTTGATCTGCCAAGTGAATGGAAAGGTAACTGAGGCCACAGATGTTGACCATATCATTCCACGTGAACACGGCGGCACGGATGAGCTAAACAACTTACAGTCACTTTGTTCGCCGTGTCATAAAGAAAAGACTGCTAAGCAAGATAGTAAATAATGAGTTAAAGCAAAATAGTTGTTAGAATTAAGTTCTCCTAAACTAATTATCGAGTACCAATTGCAATAAGGGAAAGAGCCACGCCTCGAGTGAGCCATGATCGCCGTATTAGTTTGGATTGCAAGTCTAAGCAATAGATCAGCGGTAGCGACCCACATGCCTGTTAATCGATACGAGTCGCTGTTTAGACAACATAATCCCTGTCAGAAATGATGGGGATTTTCTTATTTAAAACGCACAAAAACTGTGCAAAATCCGCCGTGATGGGGAGGGGGGAGGCAAAAAGTTGAGGGCCTAGCCCAAGATGACCGCCCCCCTCCGTAAATTTTTACGAACGCGAAATTAAAAATTTAGTGGGTTGACAAAATGGGCGGAGTTGCATCAATTCCCGGACGTGGTCGAAAGTCAAAGCCGGATGAGACAAAACGAGCAAGTGGGAACCCTGGTAAACGTCCACTTAACAATAATGTTCCTGAATTTTCAGAAGTCACAAATATTGATGTACCTGACTACATGATTGATTTGGAATATGCGTCAATCATATGGAAGGAAATTGTTCCTGAACTTCTAAAAAATAAGATTCTACGCATTACAGATATGCATAACGTGGAAGGGTTCTGTCTTGCTTATCAAAACTGGCGAAAATCCCAAATAGAAGTAGCTACATATGGGATTGTTGTAGCAGGTTCACAAGGTGGTCCTGTAAAGAATCCAGCTTTAACAGCTATGAATGAAGCTGCACGACAAATGGCAATGTTTGGTTCATTACTTGGATTAGACCCCTCATCACGTAACCGCTTAACTGGCGGAGGGAAGAAAAACAAAGGGAATGACTTTGCGGGAGTGCTAAATATGTGAGGATAAAATGGCTGCAATTTACCCAAATGTTGACGCTGCCAACAGATGGGCTAAGGCAGTTGTATCTGACAAAATCCCCGCTTGTAAATGGGTGAAATTAGCCTGCCAACGCCATTTAGATGATCTAAAAAAGAGTAAAACTAAAGATTTTCCATATAAATTTGAACCTAGATTAGCTGAAAAAAAGATACTTTTTGTTGAATTATTGCCACATACAAAAGGGGAATGGGCACTAAAAAGACTAAAAATCAAATTAGAAGATTGGCAAAAATTTGGTATTGCCTGCACATTTGGTTGGGTTCGGAAAAAAGATGGCTTCCGCCGCTTTCGTGAAAGTTATTGGGAAGTACCACGGAAAAATGGTAAGTCAGCAATTGCTGCTGGTGTTGCTCTCAACATGTTTTGTAACGATGGTGAATTCGGTTCCGAAGTTTACTCAGGCGCTACAACAGAAAAGCAAGCATGGGAAGTTTTTAAACCCGCTCGTTTGATGGCTTTGCGTTCACCAGATTTAGTTGAAGCAGCTGGAATTTTAGTAAATGCAGCTAGTTTAGAAGTCCCAACTGATGGCTCTATTTTTGAACCTTTAATTGGTGATCCTCCTGACGGTCAATCGCCACATTGTGCAATTGTCGATGAATATCATGAACATCATGATTCACGACTTTATGACACGATGCAGACGGGTATGGGTGCACGCCGTCAACCGTTAATTTTTACGATTACAACTGCTGGTTTTAATATCGAAGGGCCATGCTACGACTTGCGTATTCGTGTGCAAGAAATGTTGCTTGGTTCTATGCCTGATGATGAGTTATTTGGCTGGATATGGACCATTGATGATGGTGATGACTGGACTGATCCTAGGGTTTTGCAGAAAGCAAATCCTAATTTTAATGTTTCAGTTTATGGTGATTACCTTGAATCGCAACAAAAAAAGGCGATTCAGAATGCTTCAAGACAAAATACCTTTAAAACCAAACATTTAAATGTTTGGGTCTCTGCAAAAACTGCCTTTTTTAATATGGAAAAATGGGCAAAATGTGCAGATAAGACATTGAATTTTTTAGATTTTAAAGCCGTTCCTTGTTTAATGGGTGTGGATTTATCATCAAAAATTGATATTGCCGCAAGGGTTAATTTGTTTTATCGCTTTGGTGATGATGGAAAGATTCATTATTACTGTGTAGCACCACACTTTTATTTACCTGAAGACACAATTTTTAATGGTGAAGAAAAGCAAGTAATTAAGCTTTATCAGAAATGGTTGAATATGGGGCTACTTGAGGCCCATGACGGTTTTGAAAATGATTTAAACCTTATTGCTAGCGATTTAATTGCAGATGCTAAACATGTTTCATTAACAGAAGTTCCCTATGACGAGTGGGGCGGTTTCCAGATCGCAAAAACGGTAGATGATGCAGGTTATACCAGTATCAAGATGCCGAAAATCACAAAGACATTTTCACCTGCCATGAAAGAACTAGAAGCGGCCATTTTATCGGGCCGTTTTCATCATGATGGCAATCCTATCCTTACATGGATGATAGGTAATGTCGTTTCTAAAACAGGAAAGAACGATTCTGAATTTCCTGACAAAGAGAAAAAGTTCAAAAAAATTGATGGTGCTGTAGCGCTGTTGATGGCGATTAGTCGTGTCTTGGCATTAACCAGCACACCAGAACAGGATGACCTTTCGAAGCATATCGAAAAACACGGGGTTAGAAGATTGTAATGAGTGTTTTATCAAAAATTGGGGAGTTGATTGGTTTCAAATCAACTCCCCAAATCATTTCTAGTCCTGACGATTTAGCCCGTATTTTTGGTGCGGAATATGTTTCAGGTAATGGGCAACCAGTAACGCCTTTGCGGGCTATGCAGCTTGCAATTGTATTTTCATGTGTTCGGGTATTGTCTGAATCTATGGGCATGTTGCCGTGCCGGTTGTATAAGCAAACTGGAAAGTTTAAAGAGCCTGCAATCAACCACAAATTATATGATCTGCTTTCCGTAGCTCCTAATGACTATATGACTTCTCAAGAGTTTTGGGAATTGTTGATGGTCTGTTTGTGTTTGAGAGGCAATTTCTTTGCATACAAGGTTTATGCATTAGGTGAGCTTGTTGAATTACTGCCTATTGACCCCTCTACAGTCACACCAAAATTAAATGACGATTGGACAGTTGAATATCATGTGACCTTTAAAAAGGGTGGAGTAAAGATTCTCACTCAGGAAGAAATTTGGCATGTTCGATTATTCACTTTAGATGGTTTGAATGGCCTAAATCCTATCGCTTACGCACGTAAATGTATTGGTTTAGGTTTAGATACTGAAGAGCACGGGGCAAAGTTATTTAAGAATGGTGCGGTTACTTCAGGGGTTCTGGAAACTCCTGAAACTCTAACAGATGCAGCATTTGCCCGGCTTAAAACAGAGTTTGAAGAAAACTATACAGGCTTAACAAATACGTATAAGCCAATGATTTTAGAGCAAGGCCTCACATGGAAGCCCACAGCTTTAAATCTTGAAGATTCCCAATTTCTCGAAACGAGAGAGTATCAAAAGGCCGAAATTTGCGGCCTTTTTCGTGTGCCGCCTCATCTAGTGGCAGCTATGGACAAAATGACTTTAAACAATATTGAGCACATGGGCATGTCCTTTGTGAATTACTCACTTGTCCCATACATGACTCGAATTGAATCCCGTATCCGTGTTGGCCTTCTCAGTGAAAAAGAGCGCAAGAATCATTACGCAAAGTTCAATGCAGGTGCACTACTTCGTGGTGACTTGAAAACTCGATATGAATCATACGGGAAAGGCATTCAATGGGGATGGTTAAGCCCAAATGATTGTCGGGAGCTGGAAGACATGAATCCGCGTGAAGGTGGAGATATTTATCTAACACCAATGAATATGACAACTAAACCTGAAGAAGGGGAGAAAGATGGAAGTTAAATATTTAAATGTTCCCCTAAAAATCAAATCTGTTTCTGAAACAGGTGAATTTGAAGGGTATGCGTCAGTTTTTGGTGTTGAGGATAGTTACAGTGATGTGGTTATGCCAGGTGCATTCCAAAAAACATTAGAAAAGTGGTCTGAACGCCAAGATTTACCATCAGTGCTATGGCAACACAAAATGTCTGAACCAATTGGGCCATTCACTGAGATGAAAGAAGATGACCATGGATTATTTGTCCGTGGACGTTTGCTTATTGATGACGATCCTTTGGCAAAGCGTGCCCATGCCCATATGAAGGCGGGCAGCGTTAAGGGTATGTCTATTGGCTATATCTTAAAAGATTGGGAATACGATTCAGCCAAGGGGGTATTCCTACTTAAAGAAATTGATTTGTGGGAAGTGTCAATTGTGACAATGCCCGCAAATACTGAAGCGAAGATTACAGAAGTAAAAACTGCACTTCGTAAGGGCGAAATACCTTCGCCGTCAAGCGTTGAGAAGGCATTACGCGAGGTAATGGGACTTTCTCAAAAACAAGCAAAAGCATTTATGGCTAAAGGCTACAGTGCAATCAGTCAGCGAGATGTTGATTTAGAAATTGATGCGCTTGAATCACTTAAATCCTTAAAATCAATTCTCACAGGTGAATAAACATGGCTATTGAAAAGAAAGACATTGACGAAGTTGCAGCTGACCTAAAGGGTGTTTTTGAAGAGTTTAAAAAAACCCATGATAAAGAGCTTGAAGGTATTAAAGCTGAAAAGGCGAAATTAGGCGAAAAAGTTGACGAATTAAATCAGAAACTTGGTCAGTTAGATGATCTAAAAACTGAGCTACAAAAAGAGTTAAAAGGTCATAAACGTCCTGATGTTCCTAATAGTAAGGATACAGCAGAACATAAATCTGCCTTTTTGCAATTTGTACGTAAAGGTAATGATGAAGGTTTGGCAGAACTTCAACAAAAGGCTGTACAAGTTGCGGTAGATGCCGATGGTGGTTACGCAGCGCCAGAAGAATTAGATAAAACACTTCTTGAGCTACTTCGTGATGAAAATCCGATGCGTGAAGAATGTGGTTCTATCATCATTAGTGCTTCGGGCTATAAAAAGTTAGTCAATTTGGGTGGTGCAAGTTCGGGATGGGTTGGCGAAACTGATGCACGACCTGAAACTAATACGCCTAAATTGGCAGAAATTATTGCAAGTATGGGTGAGATTTATGCTAAGCCTAAATCAACTCAAACAGCACTAGATGACATGTTCTTCAATGTTGAATCATGGCTTGCTGAAGAAGTAGGTCGAGAGTTTGCAGAAAAAGAAGGGAATGCATTTTTATTAGGGGATGGTGATAAAAAACCAAAAGGTATTTTGGCCCATGCTCTAGCAACCACAGATGACAAAACCCGTCCATTTGGAACCTTACAAAAGTTTGTAAGTGGTACAGCTGGTGATTTTAATGCGGACGATCTAATTGATCTTATTTATGGTACACGTAAAGTATATCGCCGTGGCTCAAAATTCATGATGAATTCTCTAACCTTATCGAAGGTTCGAAAATTTAAAGATAATGATGGTAATTATATCTGGCAACCTGGTTTACAGTTAGATCAGCCGTCAACACTTCTTGGCTATGCTATTGCTGAAAATGAAGATATGCCAGATGTGGCAGCAGATGCCAATGCGTTAATGTTCGGTAACTTCAAGCGTGGTTATGCTGTAGTTGATCGCATGGGTACTCGAGTGCTACGCGACCCGTACTCAGCAAAACCATACATTGAGTTTTATACAACTAAACGTGTTGGTGGAATGCTTTTAGATAGCAATGCTATTAAAGTCCTCACCTTATCAGCAGCTTAAAGCCCCTGTAAAGCCCCTATTTAGGGGCTTTATTTTTTGGAGATAAACCATGCCACCAATCATTATTGTTGATCGTTCTTTCAAAATTGCCAAAAACAATGGCAACACCATTGTTGAATACGAACCAGGTGAACATGACGTTGAAGAGCGGACAGCTTTAGTTGCTGTAGAGCAATTAGGTGTAGCTACTTATAAAGATGTTGACCAAAATCCAAACCCGCAAAATACTGAGCCAGAGCCAGAGCCAGAGCCAGAGCCAGAGCCAGAGCCAGAGCCAGAGCCAGAGCCAGAGCCAGAGCCAGAGCCAGAGCCAGAGCCAGAGCCAGAGCCAGAGCCAGAGCCAGAGCCAGTAAAACCAAGCAAGTCAAAATCTAGTAAAGGTAAATCTAATGGCGATTCTGACACTGGAACAGGTCAAAGCGAGACTTAAAATTGATCATGACGATGAAGATGTTGATTTGCAATTAATGATCGACTCTTCATTAAGTGCTTTTGAAGAAGTAACCAATCGGAAACTTTATGAAATTGGTCAAGAAATTCCTGAAGATGTTTTAAATGGAATTCATGCAACACCAGCAATTATAAATGGTGCAATTAGCTTAATTGGGTACTGGCATGAAAATCCTGAAACGATGGGGAATAATCAAGATATTCCTAAATCAACTACATGGGCATGGAATAGACACCGATTTATTAATGTGGGGTGATTTGTGAAAATAGGCAAATTAAAACACCGCATCACTATTCAAACTAAAGTTCGTTCTGGTCAAGATCAGGTAACGGGCAAAATTCTTTATGATTGGGTTACATACTCAATAATCTGGGCAGAAGTAACTGATTTATCGACTAAAGATCAACTTGCAGCAAAAGCAGCTCAAAGCACGATTCAAGCTAGGGCAAAAATACGTTATAGCCAAAAATCAAAACTCATCACATCAGATATGCGAGTGAGCTTTGACGGCTATTTTTATCGTATAGATGGTAACCCAATGGCTGATCCAGATAGCCGCCGTGAATATTTAACATTGAATTTAGCAACAGGTGATACTGGTTGGAACCCTTGAGGTGGCCTAATGACTGAAGCAACTGTAAAAGTGACGGGTATGGAAGGGATTGAGAGAAAATTTCAAGCGCTTAAAGACCCTAAGTTAGTAAAAAAATTGGCTCGAAAGGCGGGGCGAAAAGCGATGAAAGTCGTTGCTGATGCAGCAAGAAACAATGCTCTAGCAATTGATGATTCTGAAACGTCCTCAATGATTTATAAGAATATTGTGGTTCAAAGTGGAAAAATTCGAAATAAGAATGCAATCAAAATTCGTGTGGGCGTAAAAGGAGGGGGAGAGTTTTGGAGAATTAATAAACACATTCTTCGAAAGTCAAAGTTTACTGGTAAAACAGTTTTACTGCCTAATCCTCACCATACAACAGAAACTAATGATACACGTTATTGGTGGTTGGTTGAGTTAGGCACAAAAAAGACCCCAGCACAACCATTTATGCGACTTGCTTTTTTTAATAATCTGCAAAAAGTTACTGATATTTTTTGCGCGGAATTCAACAAAGAAATTGATACAGAGTTGAGTAAAGCCAAATGAATACTCCTCCAATTTTCCCCTTATTGGCTCAATCAACAGATGTCAGTAATTTAATTTCTAATCCTGATGGAACTATTCGTGCTTTTCGTTTTGGTTTGGCCGATGAAGGCACAGAAATGCCATATGTGGTTTGGCAGAATATTTCAGGAACCTCAGATAACAATATTGATGATCGCCCTAATGGTGATCAAGTTGTTCTACAGATTGATGTTTATGGGGCTGATGATGAAATTGTAGATAAATTAGCTAAAGCAGTCAGATATGCGATTGAACTTGATTGTAATGTAATTTCTTACCGCGACATTGACCAAGACCCTATTACAGCTGAATACCACATTGGTTTTGATGTGATGTGGCTTTTACCCCGATAAGATTCAAAAAATCCAAGCACCCAAAAGGGTGCTTTTTTTATGCCTAAATTTTGGGAGCGCTCTAAAAATGGCAAAGATTAAAGTACAAGGCACAAATGTTTTTGCATTTGATGGCACGGTTATTAAGCGGCTCTATTGCTTGAAAACTCTTGACCTAGGCTCAGATTCTCCTACTCGTATGGAAGATACATGCTTAGAAGAAGAGGAATCAAAGCAATATGCATATGGTTTAAATGATCCTGGTGCAGGTTCGTTAGGCTATACATTAGATGATGAAAATGAAAGCCATTTAGAGTTAATTGAATTCGGTGATCAGCGAAAAAAATTAACTTTTTATATTGGCGCACAAGGTTCAACTGCCGTACCAACTGTTGAAGCCGGTGCAGTGGTACTGCCAACAACACGCTCATGGTGGTCTTTTGGAGCCAATATTACAAGCGGTCAACCAACTTTTGAACCTGATTCATTTGTTCAATATTCAATTCCAATGCAGCGAACTACAAAAGTTTCGTTTATTCCAAAAACTCCAGTGGTAAATCCATAACATAGGTAACATCATGGCTAAGAAAGAAGTAGCGAAAACAGAGCAAAAAACAAAGTTAAACTTTGCGGAGATTTGCTCAGGTGCCTTGGTTAGTACAATTCGTGATGTCACTGTAGAGTTTTTACATGCTGGCAAAAAGGAAAGTACAGATATTCGAATTAAACAGCTGCCATTTATTGTGACTGAGCCATTGTATAAACGGCTAAATAAAGGTGAAGATGTTGCAGCAGAATGGATTGCGCTGGCTTTGGTTAATGAGAAAGGTGATAACTTTTTAACTAAAGATCAAGTTGACAAACATTTTACTCAAAGTCTAACAGGTGCTGTTTTCCAATATGTTATTGGTGCAGATGAACCCGAAAAGGATGAAGAGGGAAAGTCCGAATAGATGCTATTGATGAGCTTTTTTTTGAATTAGTTCTGAATGGTATTGGCGGTAAAACAATAGCTGAAGCCAAGTCTAACCTCTCTTTAAAAGAGGTTAGATATTGGGCAGCATATATACAGCATCGTGGAAGTCTGAATTATGGACGCCGTTTTGAGCAAGAATTGGCTAAAATTCATCATTCATTATTGGCATTAAAAGGCGTTAAAGATGTTAGCCTTGAGTCCTTAATGTCCCATGAATATCCAAATAAAATCTATGATGTTGACGATCAACAAGATGAAAATACATTGATGATGATGGTAGGTAAGTAAACTATCTTAGGGTGGTTTTTCTTACCTTCACTTGTTAAAGTCTTCATAAACTAGCAAGGTGAAGACATGAAAAAACTAATATTTTGTACTATTGCTTTAACTTTATGTGGATGCCAATCAGCTTATGTTGAATCTCAAAGTACCGCAAAAGAGAGCATTAGCAAGTTTGATGGAAAAAAAACATTAACTACAAAAATGTTACCAGCATGGACGAAAGCCAGTTGGATGAATGGTGGTGTAGGCTTCTCGGGTTTTGCCAGCATTGATAAACCGGAATATATGGTTGTCGAAGTTACATTCATAAATTCTATTAGTAATATGGAAAAGCTATTTCTTAATATTGATGGGCAAACCACTGAATATTTTGCAATGAGTAAGCCAACAGATATTTCTTTCGGTCAAGCAACGCGAATTGGTATGAGCAAAAGAGGCTTTTTAGTGCCAGTTGCTGATATCAAGAAATTCAATAATTCTCAATCTGTTAAATTCCGTGTAACTACACTTTCAGATGGTTCAAGAGAAGGTGAATTAGTGCGAGATGGTAAGTTTTCACAAGGTGCAACTAGCCTAATAAACATAGCCAATAAATTGTAGAAAATAACTTTTAAATGACCCCGCTAAGCGGGGTTTTTTATTGTCTGGAGAAAAGCATGGCGACTAGCTCATTAGGAAGTTTGACCTATGATTTAATTGTTAAATTAGGTTCATATGTTGATGGTTTAACAAAAGCTGAGCGTAAGGCCAAAGATTCATCAGACAAAATTAAAAAGTCTTTCAGCGGATTTACAGATCAATTAAAAGAGTCATTAAATGGTTCACAAGTTGGCTCTGTTGTTGATGGTATCACTGGAAAATTGGGTGCTTTGCGTGGTGGAGTTTTAACAGCAACAGCAGCATTAGGCGGTATGGCAGTAGGTGGAACTGTTGTAGCTATTGCTGGGCTTTCTGCAATGGCAATTCAAACTGCTAAAGCTGATGCTGAAATGGTCATGCTTGCGAATAGAGCTAAGATCAGTACAACAAATTTTCAAGTTTTAACTGTAGCTTCACAACAACTAGGTGTATCTCAAGATCAGTTAGGTTCAATTTTTGCTGATGTACAAGAAAAGCTAGGCGAGTTCTCTGCAACGCAAGGTGGCGGTGCAGCTGATTTCTTCGATGCCTTACGCAACAATACAAAAATGACTGATGCCCAAATTAAAGAGTTTTCTAAAACTTTGCAGGGCAAAGATGGTATGGAAGCCATTCAGCTACTAAAAGATAAATTAGATTCTTTGGGTGCATCATCACAAGAACAGCGCTTTGTATTTGAAAGTTTGGCTTCTGATCTCGGCAATTTGATGCCTTTATTTGCTAATGGCGGTGACCTTTTAAATCGTTATGGTACTGCTCTACAAGAAGCTGGTGTTATCAAAAGCAAGGAAGCTATAGAACAGTCACGATTATTAGCTGCCCAAACTCAATCAGTACAAACTAGATTTGATGGCCTAAAGAACCAACTATCAATTCAAATGATGCCGGTATTGAATTCAGTTTTAAGTTCATTCTTGCAGGGCTCAAATAACGGTAAACAGTTCTCGGGAGTCATTCAAGCTGTAGGTGTAATTGCTAAAGGAGCAGCTCTTGGTATTGTTGCCTTAGCAGCCGGTATTACAAGTATTATCACGCTTATCCAAGGATTTATTGAACAAGCTAAAAACATTGGATCAACAGCGGTTAATGTTTGGAATGCTGATGGTGCTGTAAATAAGGCGAAAGCGTTATGGGGTGGTCTACAAAACACATGGACACTTGGCTCTAAAACCGTCACCAGTATTGTTGATAATAGTAAACAAACACTTGCAACGTTTGAAAATATTATTGATAGCTCAGGTACTAAATTAGACAATTTAGGTCAATTGTATTATGACACTACTGAAGCACAACAGAAGAACACCAGTAGCCTAAAAGTTAATACAAAAGAAGCTGGTGAGAATACCAAAGCTAAAGAGAAAGCCGCCGAAGCTGCCAAAAAACTAGCTAAAGAACAGGCCGAACTTAACAAAATGGTTGGTGCAAGTGCCTTGGCAGGGCTACGCATAAAAAGTGCTGAAGCTATGGCAGGAGGTAAAGTTCGGGCTTATACAGCTAACTTTGCTCAGATGGTGCAAACGTCTCTTAATGATGGTTTAAGCCGATTCACCGCATTTAATGACAGTTATCACAAAGGTACTACAAGTAAACATGCTACAGGTAATGCTTTTGATTTTACGCTAGAAGATGCTAGTAAATCAGCTCAAGCAGTTAGCCAACTTGAAAGCTTAGCTAAGCGATATGGATTTGCTATCAAAGTAATTGACGAATATCGCAACCCATCTAAACGTGCCACTGGCGGGCATATTCATGTTTCTGTATTGGGCTACAAAGGAAGCGCTGAAGCACTTAAAGATGCCTCAGCGGAACTGGAAATAGTTAAAAAGTTTAATGACGATGCAACTAAAGTCCGTGAAGAAGCTGCAAAGCAACAACTGTCAGTGCGTAGTAAATATTTTACTGAGCTAGAACGTTTAGAGTCTGATAATGAACAGGCTATTAAGGATATTAAAATTGCATTTGCTGGCAATGATGAGGCAATTAATATCTATCTTCGTAAGCAAGAAATTGCTTATAAAAAAGATGTTGAAGAGTTCAGGAAGGCTCAGAAACAGAAGTATGATAGCTATGAAACTGATTTACTTAATAAAATGGCAAATGCTGAAGGTGCTATTGCACTTTCTTCAATTGCTCAGCGTTATGGTAAAGATAGTTTTGAATACAATGTTGCCAATCTCAACCTTTCTTCACGTTCAGCTAAGACACAAGAGTTTGACGACTACACAAACACAGTAAATAAAATTAATACTGATTTTGCAGCGCCGGACCAAGAAACTGAGCGTTTCAAATTGCTTGAAGAAGCAAAAGCCGCGCACATTGCAAAGATGAAGTCTTTGGATGTTGATTACAATGATAATGCTAAGTCATTAGTTGAAGAGCAGAAAACCAATCAGTTAGGTTTATATGCAAATTTAACTAGTAATGCTGCATCGGCTTGGGGCCAACTCACTGACATAATCGGCAAGCGTCAGGGTGAACAATCTAAGTCATATAAAGCAATGTTTGCTATGCAAAAAGCTATGGCAATCGCTTCTGCAACTATCAACACTTATTTGGCTATATCTCAAGCTTGGGCTGATCCATCTTTACCTTTTTACGCAAAAATTGCTGCTTCAGTAGTTGCGGGTGCATCTGGTCTTGCACAAGTAATTGCTATCTCTCAACAAGAACCGTCCGGCTTCGCTGACGGCGGTTTTACTGGACATGGAAGTAAGTATCAAGTTGGGGGAGTGGTGCATAAAGGAGAAGTGGTTTGGTCGCAAGATGATATCAAGCGATGGGGTGGAGTTGGTATTGTTGAATCAATGCGTAAAGGATCACCAAACGGCTTTGCTGATGGTGGTGTTGTCACTGGCGATATCCTTGGCGGCATTGATATCGGTTATAAACCTAAAGCTTCTTACAGCAAGGGATTAGAAAATACTTCATCTCAACAACCTCAAATCAATATCTTTAATAATTCTCAAGCTCGTGTAAATGCAAATACAAATGAAGATGGCTCAGTAACTATTGAAGTCGTTGAGGCTCATTTGTTGAATGCATTAAGTAATCCGAATAGTCGAATTAGTAAAGGTATAGCAACTTATACAACAGCGGGGCGAAGACGATAATGACTGTTTTAGACAGAATGATGTATTGTTCAACGCAATCAGGTTACTCCGCTCAATTGGGCGATGATGTTACCATGGTAGATTTACCTGGTGGCGCGCCACGGTTTCGCCGTTCAATAAAAGGTACTTATCACACAGTAAATGTTCAATGGATTCTTGGGCCCAAAGGTTTCGAATACTTAATGGCGTTTTATCGCCGTTGGAAAAGAAATCCTAATAAACCATTTCTAGCAAAATTGTGTGTAGATGCTCCATTAGTTGAAGACTATAAATGTCATTTTTCTAGTTCCCCAACTATTAATGGTAAACAAGGTAAATTTTTCACTATTACCGCTCAATTACGGGTACGTCCTTTAGATACCAATGACGCTCGAGATGATCTAATTGTTGAGGCTGGTAATAGAGGTCAAGTTTTATCAGACTTGTTTGATCCTCTTGATAAACTTGTTAATAAAGATTTACCAGATGCGTTAGGAGATGTAATTAATGGCTGATTACATTGACCCTGCATTTTTTTTAAATAGCGCTGGTGTTGAGTTGATTGAATGTATTGAAATAAATCATCCTTCATTCTCAGCACCTTACCGTTATATGTGTAATAACACAGACCCTATGGTTTTGGCGGGTAATACTTATCTATATACACCGCTACAAATTGACAAAAACAATATTAGTAATGATTTAGAACAAGGTATGAGTATTTCATTTGCAGATATTGATGATGATTTTTCTAAAGCTGTCTTCAATATTCCCAAAACTGAATTTTCGCGTATACGTCCTACATTTCGATATTTTGGTTTTCGAGATGATCAGCTTGATGAACCGGTTATTACTTTTCAAACTTTGGAAATCCCTAAAATCAACAAAGATAGCTTGGGTAAAGTGACTTTTGAAGCGCGGGCGCCGGGTCTAAATGATGTCGCTACTGGGAAGATTTACACATTTGAGGATTACCCATTGTTAAGAGGTTCTTAATGACAATTAATAATCTTCTAGATAGAACGTGGAAACCAAATTACACCTGTTTTGAGTTTCTTTGTGAAGCGTGGCAACAAGTTACAGGTTTTAATTTGCAGCAACGCTTGGATGAATTCTTAAATGGTACTGGGGAATTTATAAGTTTAGATGAACCCATTTCACCCTGCATTGTACTTTTTACAAATGGTTCAAAAAGCTCAACTCATGTTGGGCTTTTTTATTTGGGTAGGGTTTTACATCTAACACCACTAGGTGCTCAGTTTGTGCCAATTGAAACCATATCTATTCGCTTTAAGGAAACGAGGTTTTATAAGTGAAAAAGGTAATTATTGTTCCAGATCAAATGGATAAATCAACATGGTCAGAGGAATATGTTGAAGATGTATGTGCATATCTCTATCAGCAATTTGATAAGAAATTACCAGAAGGGACAATAATCTATCACAACCACTTCGCAGAGTCTCAAAAACTTCAATTTCGTCAGCATTGTATTATCGAGGATATTGCACGACTACAAAGTCTTGAAGGGACCTTTTACGTTGTAATTAAACCTCAGGGTTTAGACTGGCGTGTTATTGGGTTTGTATTCGGTTGGGTTGAGGGCTACATGTGGAAGATGATGAATCAACCACTACCAGATCAATTTATCTCCTCTAACAACCAATTAACAAATCGTCAAAATACATCTCGTATTAATGGTCGCGTTCCTGATATTTATGGTCAAGTTCGTTCAACACCAGATTTAATCTCAACACCATTTCGTTATTACGATGCTGTAACTGGATTGGCCACTGAATATTCAATGATGGCAATTGGTCGCGGGCATTTTTTAATTGAAGATGCAAAAGAAGGTGATACAGATGTAGGAAATATTACGGGAGCAGCATTATCTGTATATCCGCCTGGTGCAGATTTAACGGGTACACCTCAATATCAAATCGGAGAAAGCTTCACCGAATATCCACTTTATATTCGTAAATCAAGTGCTATCAATGGACAAGAATTAGAAAAACCTAATGATGACGCAATTGAAACCGATAAACTATTTTTCATATATCCAAATATTATTAGAGCTCGTGATTCAAGTGTTGATTTCACACAATGGTTTCAGGCAAATGATAACCTTTCGTTATTCAATGCGAAGGTTGGCACAATTGATATGTCGATCAATGGAAACTTTATTGCTAACGGTAATTTTACCATTCGAATCGAATCTGAAACCTATATTGATGATGTCGGTGGATATCAAGGCTTAACGCTTTCAGGTTTTATTGTTGAAGTAACACGCACTGTAATTATTGATGATATGCCAACATTACAAACTACTGAATATGATCTTTCAGGTAATTATAAAGTTTCTAGTGTTACCTATGAGGTATCCGGCTCTAATTATATTTACATCGTGACTTTATCAAGCCCAAAACTTGTTAACTACAATTGGAACTACATAGACCAAAATAGTAATACAGTCGCTGCCGCAGCAACATTCACGGATAATCAACATGAGATTGATTTAGATGGTACTTATACCGTTTCTTCTGTGGTGGGCTATAGCCCAGCAGAGGGCAGTGTTCCTGCATCCTACTCGTCAATAGCACTAACTTTACCATCGGCAATAAATCCTGCTTGGAATGAGCTACAAACATTAGTTGATCAGTCTACAGAACCACAGATCGTATCTGTAAGACTCAATGTAGTCTCTTCAAAATGGGTTGGTTGGTACGATATCAAGTTTGCTCAAGCTGAAGGAATGATCTTAAATTTATATTATCCTTTAGGCCTTTATTGGTCATCGCAAAAATCAGGAATGCAATATGAGGCTTCAAGTCGGATAACAGTTGAGTATCAAAAGTTAGATGCAATAACTGGAAATCCTGTAGGAGAAGTATTTAAAAATACAACTGTCATTGAAGGGCGATTCTTAACTGATTTTGGTAGAACAATCCGCATTGATTTTAGCAGCAGCTTTACAGGAGCATTTAGATTTAGATTGTGTTCTGATCAGCCTGTTGGAGATATGTATTATCGTAGTACAGCCAAAATTGAAGATGTATATGGGATTGCAACAACTGATAAAACTACTTATCCAGATGTGACAATTGTCCGTTACAAAGCGATAGCAACAAAAGCAGCAACTTCAGTTAAAGAGAAAAAAACAAATCTCCTTGTTACTCGGAAGTTGCCTGTTGATGGTACGGGCGAATTAGTTCCTACAAAACAAATTGACCAAATTATTATCAACATGGCAATAGATGACCGTATTGGTCGCCGTACAATAAATGAAGTTGATATCCCTCAAATTAAAGCTGAAACACAGATAATCCGTGATTATTTTGGATCAGAAGTTGCTACAGAGTTTGGTTATCAATTTAATGATGCAAAATCTTCTTTTGAAGAACAAGTTCAACGTGTCGCAGCGGCGGGGTTTAGTGAAATATTTCGTATGGGAAATAAGTTGCGTTTGAAGTTTGAACAGCCCCAAGAGAATGCAGTTTTATTGTTAAACCACCGAAATAAAATACCTGGCACAGAAAAACGATCTTTAACTATCGGTAATGAAAAGGGGTATGACGGGGTAATAGTTGAATACACAGATCCTGAAGATGACACAGTTGCTACTTATTCAATACCAGAAGATGGTACTGCAAAAAATCCATTAAAGATTACCGCCTATGGTGTTAGGTCTTTAGCACAAGCACAAACGCGCGCTTGGAGAGAATGGAATAAATTGCAATATCAGATTTTGGGTGTAGAGGTTGAGGCTACTGATGAAACAGAGTTGTTGTTAAGGAATGATTGCCTGATGATTGCTGATAATACAAATATTGCAACGCAAGACGGAGATGTATTGGCAATTAATGGTTTAACAATAACTACTTCTCAGGATGTGATATTTGAAGAAGGTCATCAATATTATGTTTATCTTCAAATGTCGAATGGAACTATAGACATGATAGAAGTAGTTCCTGGGGAATTCACAGATCATATTATTCTACAAAGGCCACCGTTAGAACCGTTGGTTGTTGAAGAAGACCGTTATATCAAAACTAAATACATTGTAGTTTCAGATATGAACGTTGGTGCCGATATTTTCATGTTGAATGAAAGAGACCCAGCCAGCCGGAGGACAAACAAGTTGACCTGTTCTAACTATGATGATCGATATTACGAAATGGATCATAGTTTCTTTTAAATTTTAAACAAATTTCAAGCACCCAAAAGGTGCTTTTTTATTGCTTGGAGAAAGGCATGGCTGATTTTGTTACAGGTGAACAACTTGAGAATGCAGGTAAGAATTGTGAAAGTTTTGATAAGTTCTTTCACGGTACAGATGCGGAAGATGTAATTACTTATTTAGGGAAAGTGTTTCCTACATTATCAAAAATTTTAAGACAATTTTTTGATGCAGGTTTATTTCGACCCTTCCAAACTGAAGCTCAATTACTAGCATATGTTCCGACAACAAATATAAGTGCAGCTTATGCCTTTGATACTAAAAAACTATATTTATGGAATGGTACAAGTTGGATTAATGAGGGTTTGAGCCAGTATGAACAGTCCAAGCTTTACACAGATGATCTACTACCACAAAAAAACCTTCCTGCAGGTTCAGTAGAGCTTGTTTCTAGCAGCCCTCGTTTAATTGCTGGCATAGGTGTTAATTACAATCTAGATATTGTTAATGATGTTCGCTACACAGCAATGGTTATCTCTTGCTATGAGGGCTCAGAGATTACTCTTTGGAACTCAAGCAATGGTAGTGTGGCTGGTGACGGTTTTGGCTTTACATTTCACAATGCATATCCACCATCACAAGCAAATAAAGTTACTCCACATCCTGGGTCGCATTCAACTGTAAATGGTACTGATACTTTAATTCACTCAAGAGTACCGTCTGGTGCCAAATACATCGTTGTGAATAAATCTGTTACATCACTTGGTCTAGATTTGACGTGGAAAGTTCAAAATGGTTATGGCCTTGATAAGAACTTAGTTTTCACGCCAGTAAGTTTAATGCTGGATGGGAAGTCTAGTGTTTTATTTAGAGCTTCTACACCTGAAAATTTATTTTTAAGCTCAAATATTATTAGTGGAAAATATCTCAGTTTAACTAATGGAACCATCCAAGATACAAGCACTAAACCTAACTGGAAATTGGGCGTTATTCCAGTTGAGGCAGGTGTTACCTACCAACTCAAATTAATTGGCGATGTAACATTAATTCGACCAAGTTTTCTCATTAATACACATTCTATTGCTCAGAACACCGCAACAACATTAGCTACTTTAACAAGCTTGGGTGATAACCTGTATTCATGTGTTGCACCTGCTGGAGCAACTTATCTTGTTTTAACTCTTGATCTAACACCGGATTACCCAAGCGTTGCGATTTCAAATACACTGATTGTGCAGCGGATTAAAAATGCTTCGGGCTTATCTGTTACAAGTATTGCTGGTATTCCAATCGCTGATCCGATAGCACGGGCTTATCTACTTAAATCTAGCACTTATGCGGATGTGAATATTTATTCGCAATCGCAGAACAAGACTGATTGGTATCTGAGTATTGTTAATTCAACAGTGCAGCCTAGGACAGATTATCACTGGAAAATGGCAATGATCCCTGTCAAGCCGGGCGGAGTTTATCGAGTTGTATGTCCGCGACCAAGTTCTACGTATAATTTAAGATTTACTGAGCTAGATAACCCTCTTGTAACTAATACTGCAACTTTAGCACCTGCACAAAGTACAGTAATTGATGACAATAATATTGAAGTCGTTGCACCAAGCAATGCGAAGTATTTACTCATCAATACTTACATTGTTGGTGGTAGTTTTAACTATGACATTACGGCAACTTTGGTTGTTAAAGATGTAAGTAATGCAGTTAAAACTGGCTCTGAAATTTCGATGTTGAATGGGTTTAGTTTGCGTGACAATGAATCACGCAAGCAAATTGAATCTTTATTACTACGGACATTTGATTCAATTCTGAAAGGTAAAAAATGGTGTGTTATTGGTGATAGCATCACCGCCTTAACAGGTCGATCAGCTCATAATTACCATTACTACTTGGCTCAGCTAGTAGGTGGAATGACTATCTATAATTATGGTATTTCAGGAACTGGCTTCTTTAATCGGACAGACATAGCAAGCAAAATTGTTGAAACAGATATTGATTTTATTTCAGTGTTCCTTGGTACGAATGATTGGGGTAATCAAACATCGGAAAACCAAAAAGCTTTAGGTGTTTTTGGTGATACTGGAACAACGACAATTTCAGGTTGTATCAATACTGTTTTATCTAGCTTAATTAGCAAGTTTCCCTTAATTCCACTGATTCTATTCACCCCTTTACCTCGTAGTGATAACTACGGACTAAATGGGGCTGATAATGCATATGGGTACAACTTAAAAGACTTGGTTGATTTACTGCATCAATATGCAACTCATTTTTCTCTACCAATTCTTGATTTATATAGTGGATCAACTTTATACCCTTGGAATTCAGCAGCAAATGACTATTACTTTAAGCCACCTGTTGGAAGTGGTTATCCAGATGTGGGGGATGGATTACATCCTAATGACGAAGGCCATAAAGTTTTAGCACATGTAATTAAGGTTCCATTAGAGTCAATTCAACGCAAGTAAAGCATCCAACAGGGTGTTTTTTTTTTACCAAAATTTAGGGAGCCTATCATGGCCGAACCAATTAGCACTGCTGGAGCAAGTGCCTTTTTTAAAATTTACGGTATGGCGATAGTTGTCATTTTAAGTACGGCTCTTATTGCACTTGTTGTGATGATGATACGGATGCCTAAGAATCCACAAGAATGGGCAGTGGGGCTGATATGCACAGTGGTTTCAAGTATTACAGGTGGTTCATTTTTTATTATGAAGTTTAGTCTACATGAATGGGTAAACAACGTTTGGGGCGTTTTAGCACTTGGCGGGTTTTTCTTTGCGTGTGGATTACCTGGTTGGTTCATTGTCCGTATCACAGCAAATTTTATAAATCAGCGGGAAGGTAAAAATATCGTTGAAGTTGTTAAAGAGTTAAAGAAAGAAGTTAAAGGTGATTAATGAAAAAGTTAATGCCGCTTTCGGGCGGTTTTTCTTTATGTGACATTTAGTAACCAGTTTGTTAAATTAATTAAAAATTAACAATGGTATTGAAATGAATAAAATATTAATAATTCTTCTATTTTCTTTTGGATTGCTGGGTTGTGTAAAGTCTGAACAGCAGAAGATGCAAGAAAAGAGAGATAGGCTTGACTTGCAAGTGCAGAAACTAGTGAAAAATAAACTTAAGGATGAATCAGCCAAGTTTAGGAATCAATGGGATCTTTGTGGTGAAGTAAATGCTAAGAATAGCCTTGGAGTGTACACTGGCTTTCAGAGATTCCTTATGAGTGGTCAATATATATATTTTGAGAATGACTACAAATCAGACGATACATCTATGTCAGCATTTAATGAAGCTTGGAATTCTGAATGTAAAAAATAGAGTATATCAATTTTTAAAAGAACCGCCGAAAGGCGGTTTTTTTATTGGCTAAAGGAAAGTGAAATGAATATCGAACAGTACCTTGAAGAGCTTATCAAACGCGAAGGTGGGTATGTGAATAATCCGGCTGATCGTGGCGGTGCAACAAAATATGGCATTACTGAAGCTGTAGCGCGTACAAATGGCTTTAAGGGCAATATGAAAGACTTACCCCTTGATACGGCAAAAGCTATTTATCGTAAACAATATTGGCTAGAGCCACGTTTTGATCAGCTAAATGCACTTAGTTCAGTGGTGGCAGAAGAGCTTTTAGATACAGGTGTAAATTGCGGTACTGGATTTGCGAAACCGCTTCTACAACGTGCATTGAACTTGTTAAATAATCAGGGCAAAGGTGGGTATCCCGATATTGATGTTGATGGGGTTTATGGTCCAGCCACTCTAAAAGCATTTAAAACCTATTTGGATAAACGTGGAAAGGACGGTGAAAAAGTCCTAGTACGTGTGCTGAATATCATGCAGGGCCAGCGCTACATTGAAATCTGTGAACGTAATCCAAGCCAAGAACAATTTTTTTATGGCTGGATTTCTAACCGGATCAGCTAGCATGAACGCATTACTCTGCAAGCGTTCAAAGGTTGCTGCAATCATTACTTTGCTGTGCATTCTGATATCGGGGTGCACCGCTCATACAATCAACAATAATGTAAGTGTTGGGCTTTGTATTAAGGCCCTTTAAAGGGCCTTTAATTGAGCAAAATTTTGCTCATTTTTTTTAGTTTTTTCTGATTCTGAGCAAAATTATTCACATTTTATGAACATCTAATTATTAATCTTTAGCATACCCTCAAGGGTAAAATAATTATTCGATTTAAGATTTTGAGACATAGACCAGCCTCGATTTAAATACATGCTTCCACCGAACCCAAGTTTATATTTTCCGTATTTTTCTTGAATACCTTCAATGGCACACATTAAATTTTCTGTTTTTTCTAAATCACTATAATCAGTCAACAAGTCATAAGTATAAGAATTTTTGCTTTCAAGCGCCGTCAATACAACCCCGCATTTTTTAAAATCCACTCCATATCTGTAAATATAATCAATCATTGAAGTTGATGCTTTCACCAGTCGTCTAACGTCATCTGTTGGTACACTAAATGACTGTGATAACTCGCCTTTATAAAAAGGCTTATTTACATCAAACGGGCTAGAATGTGCAAAAGCCACGATACAGCCACACAACACTTGATCTTTTCTAGCTCTTGTAAAGGCCTCTTGTGTCCTTCTTGCAATCGCTTCCTTTAAATCATCTTTATCAATAATCTTTTGTTTAAATGCCCTAGAAGAAATAATTTGTTTTCTTGTTGGTGGTGTATCTTCAATTTCAATGCAAGCAATACCGTTAAGCTCAAGAACAGTTCTTTTCATTACAACGCTAAATAAAGATTCGATGTGATACGGATTTGCCATCATTAAATCAAATACGGTATTTATCCCCATTGATTCTAATTTTCTAGAATGTTGTCGGCCAACTCCCCAGACTTCTGAAACCTTTGTTTGTTTATAAAGTAAGTTGCGTATATTTTCTGGGAAAGAAACAAGGTTGCAAACGCCGTTAAAAGTTGGATATGTTTTTGCTAGATGATTTGCAATCTTTGCTTCTGTTTTGGATCTGCCCACACCAACGCAAACAGGAAGGCCGATCCACATAAATATTCTATCTTTCATTAACTTTGCATAAGCATTTAAATCATATTTGTATTCGTATGCTGTCAGCTCTAAAAAAGCTTCATCAATACTGTAAGTCTCATGTTCCTTAGGCGAAACGAACTCCTTTAAAATTGCATGGAAGCGGCGAGACATCTCTGCATAGACAGGGTAATTACTTGAAAGTACTGCCACATTGTTACGCTTAACTAAATCTATTATTTTAAATAATGGTTCACCCATCTTAATACCAATTGCTTTAGCTTCTGCGCTACGCGCAACAGCACAACCGTCATTATTCGATAAAACAATGACAGGTCTATTGTTAAGCTTAGGATTAAAGAAACGTTCAATACTTGCATAGCAATTATTTACGTCAACGAGTGCAAAAATACGCCTTCTCATACCCACCTTGAAAACGTTACAAATTCAAGTTGAATGGTAGAGCTGAGGCTAAACAAATTCAAATTTAAAAACTTGTGGATAAACAATTAAAAGTCAAAACTTGTCGTGGGGGAGGGATGTTTTTTGTCGGAAATATTTTTAATTATTGAGTACTGAAAGAATATATTTTAACCAATCAAATTTAGCTGACAAAAATATTGCGTTTAAATAATCGTCTAATAAATGCTATCTGCACTTTTGATTCTTAATGATTGGCACACAAGGATTTGAGAGTTTTTACGGTAGTGTATTACCGTAAAAATTGAATTACCGCAAAAGATACTGCAAACGTTACGGTAATGGGTGGGAATAATTGGTACTTATTGAAACGTTTATTGTTCTGGTATAGTAGGCGTATCAAGGGTTTTGGGAAGAATTGAAACCTGACGATACTAAAAACTGGTGCGCCCGGCGGGGATCGAACCCACGACCCCAGGTTTCGGAAACCTGTACTCTATCCAACTGAGCTACGAGCGCATGCGTGGGGCACATCATAGGAAAAAAACACTGGCAGGTAAAGCACGAAATACGTGCCAAGTGACTTTAATGCTTAATTAAACAGCAAGTTGTTCAATATTTTATATACTTTCTTGAAGAAGCTGAATTGAATAGTTAATTGTACGTAAAGCACTTGCAAGTTCCTGAGGGGGAATGCGTGATTCTTGTAAATTTGTAATCCAGTGTATCTGATATAATTTAAGTTCTTGTATTGTAGTCGTTTTCTCTATTCTTTGAACAAGTGGTTTAGTCATTAGTCCGCAATAACTGCTAAGCGTTTTCATCATTAATAGTTGTATTTCTTCGAAAGAAAGAGCCTTAGAAGATATTACTGGTTGAAAATATGTAGTACTGGACTGATCTAAAGTTTTTTGCTCGGAAAGCTGGATTTCTCCAACAAGATTCGGGGAATGTGCTATGGAGCTACCAATAGATTCTTTTTGATTTTCTTCTACTTTATTTATTTGTGAGGTTTTTAAAATAATTTCTTCATCAGTTAATGTTTCTGTAGAGGCAGCTGGGGCAATAAGTTCTAAGTCGACAAGTTGTTGAATCAATTCCGGAGAAGCAATGCGTTTTTTAAATTCACCATTTAAGTTTTGAAAATCCTCATGGTCTATCAAGAGTAATAAACGCCTTTGTTTTGCATTTAAAACAATATTGCGTTGTTGAAGTGCAACTCTTCCTAAATTGGTTCTATAAAAACCAGCCATTATGTTTCCCCAATATATACATAAATCAGACTGTTCAATTTTCTGAGTTGAACAGTGCTGTTTTTAATAAAATATAAATGGGGTTAACCATAAAACTCAAAAATGACAATATGATGAAGAATTGATGAATATCATCTATTTAAGTCATTAAAGTACACTTTCTAATGCTTTGCGAAGGTAAATATCAAGCTCATCTTGGCGTAATAACCATTGAATATAGTCTTTAGGAAGTTCAGCAATTGCTGTGCCTTTATGCTTACCAAAGTTAACCGTTG